GGAACATAATCAAAAATTAGAATATGATAAATTGGTTATTATAGCTAATGAATTAGAAATATATAAAAAAGAATATGGACTAAAAGATTATAACGATATGATTTTAGAATTTACAAAATCAGAAAATGCTGTTCCTAAATTTGATGTTGTGTTTATTGATGAAGCACAAGATTTATCTTTGATGCAATGGAACATGACTCGAAGCATTTGGGAAAAAACAAAAGATTCCTTCATTGCAGGGGATGATGACCAGGCCATATTTAGATGGGCAGGGGCAGATGTGGATTCATTTATAACACAAAAGGGAAAAATATTAGAACTTAAAGAATCGGTGAGGGTTCCAAAAGTTATTCATGAATTTGCTAACAAAATTATAAATAGAATAAAAAATAGACTTCCAAAAAATTGGAATCCTAAAGCACATAAAGGACATTTAAGTAGATATTGGAATTTTGAAGACATAAATATGAATAATAAAAATTGGTTGGTATTAACTAGAACAAGGTATCAACTGAATGCTTTAGAAGAAATATTAAAAGAAAAAGGATTATATTTTGAAAATAGATTTAAAAAATCATATGAAAAATACATACAAGAAGCCGCACTTAATTGGGAACATTTACGAAATGGACAATTACTATCTTACAAAGATATTATAAACATTTCTCAATACATAAGTTCAATTAATTGGGATAAGAATAAATTAAAAGCTTTGTCTAAAGAAGCTTTTTATGGAATAGATCAATTAACGAAAGGTTATGGTCTTAATACCAAAAAGACATGGCATGAATGTTTTGATAACGCTGGATCAAAAAGAATTACATACATTAGAAAAATGAGAGCTAATGGAGAAAAATTAAATAAAGAAGCTAGAATTAAATTATCAACGATACACAGTGTTAAAGGTGGTGAAGAAGATAATGTGGTCATCTTACCTGATCTTACAACTAATACACAATTAGCTTATGAAAGAAATAACGATGATGAAAATAGATTATTTTATGTAGGAGCTACACGTGCAAAAGAACATTTACACATTGTAAGACCAAAAGATGAAAATAAAGCATTTCCAATGGAGGAAATTTGACAGCCATGAGTGATCTAATGTTTCTTTGCATTATTACGATAATTTTTTATTATAATTTAATTTTATGAGTGCATATAAAAAACAAATTGGAGGAAATCACTACAGTAGATTTAAAGTGCAGCCGAGTAAATTTATAAATGACAATAAGTTGCAATTTGCGGAGGGAAATGCTATTAAATACATCTGCAGACATGCATATAAAGGAGGAAAGCAGGATTTAGAAAAAGCTAAACATTATATCGACATGATTATTGAAAGAGATTATCCAACAAAGCCAATAAAAGAAAAAGATGAAAAACCACCTGAAACATCTCCTGCAGATTGGATTAAAGGTTATAAAGAGTGGAAGAAGAATAAATGAGTCTTCAACCACCACTTTTTAAACCTCAGACAGAATGGATTCCACCAGAAAATTTTCCAGATTTATCTAAATATACCGAAATAGCAATTGACTTAGAAACAAAAGATCCTGATCTAATTAAAATGGGTTCAGGTTCAGTCACCAAGCGTGGCGATGTTACAGGAATTGCGGTGGCTGTTAAAGGATGGTCCGGATATTATCCCATTGCTCATGAAGGTGGTGGTAATATGGATCGTAAAAAAGTTTTAAAATGGTTTCGGTCTGTATTAAACACGGATGCAATAAAAATATTTCATAATGCAATGTACGATGTATGTTGGCTACGTTCATTAGGATTAACGATTAAAGGTAAAGTTATTGATACCATGATTGCATCAGCTATTGTGGACGAAAATCAACTCCGTTACGACTTAAATAGTTGCAGTCGTAGGTACATTGGTCAAGGAAAAGATGAAGCTGCTTTGTATGCAGCCGCCAAGGAATGGGGAGTCGATGCTAAAGCTGAAATGTATAAACTTCCTGCTATGTATGTTGGTTCTTATGCAGAAAAAGATGCTGAATTAACTTACGAACTTTGGCAAGAATTAAAGAAAGAAATTATACATCAAGATATACAATCTATTTTTGAATTAGAGATTGAACTTTTTCCCTGCTTAGTTGATATGCGTTTTTTGGGAGTTCGAGTAGATACAGGAAATGCCCATAAATTAAAAGAAGAATTAGTTGAAGAAGAAAAAGGATGCTTGCACCAAGTAAAAAAAGAAACACAGCTAGATGTTCAAATATGGGCAGCAAGATCCATCGCCCAAGTTTTTGAAAAATTGAAATTACCTTTCGACCGCACTGAAAAAACAAATTCACCATCATTCACAAAAAATTTTCTTCAAAATCATCCTCATCCAATCGTTAAAAAAATAGCCAGAGCTCGAGAAATAAATAAAGCACATACCACATTCATTGATACCATATTAAAACATTCTTATAAAGGTAGGATACATGCTGAAATAAACCAGCTTAGGTCTGATAATGGAGGAACCGTCACCGGACGATTCAGTTATTCCAATCCAAATCTACAGCAGATACCAGCACGGAACAAGGACCTCGGACCACGAATTAGATCTTTATTTATTCCTGAAGAAGGATGTACTTGGGGTTGTTTTGATTACTCACAACAAGAACCAAGATTAGTTGTACATTATGCAGCCCTTCAAAATTTATATGGAGTGACTGAAGTTTTAGAAGCTTATAAAGCTGGAGACGCAGATTTTCATAGTATCGTAGCTGACATGGCTGAGATACCTCGTTATCAAGCAAAGACTATTAATCTTGGATTATTTTATGGAATGGGAAAAAATAAATTACAAGCTGAATTAGGAGTAGCTAAAGAAAAAGCGGAAGAATTATTTAAACAATATCATTTTAAAGTTCCATTTGTGAAACAAATGATGGATGCTGTAATGAGAAGAGCGCAAGACTCAGGAAAAATTAGAACTTTACTTGGAAGATTATGTAGGTTTCATTTGTGGGAGCCAAATCAATTCGGGATTCATAAGGCATTGCCTCATGAAGAAGCACTCAGGGAACACGGACCAGGAATCAGACGAGCATTCACTTATAAAGCTTTAAATAAATTAATACAGGGTTCAGCAGCCGATATGACAAAAAAAGCTATGTTAGAATTACATAAAGCAGGTATTATACCTCATATACAAGTACATGATGAACTAGACATTTCTGTAAAAGATGATAAAGAAGCTAAACAGATAGTGGAAATTATGGAGTCTGCAGTTGGACTTGAAGTACCTAATAAGGTAGACTATGAATCAGGTAAAAACTGGGGAGACATAAAATAGGAGGAAACTATGGAAATGATAAAAGAAGCAATTGAGCACATGTGGAAAGATCACAGAAAAGTTGTGATTGGTGCAGGTGTTGTACTTGTGATTTTAATAATCGCAGCACTGTAAGGATTTTATGATAGATGGCATACTTAAACGCAAATATTCCTGCGACCTATGCGCAGATAAGAAGGGAATATCTCTATGATCTTAAAA